ATGTTTTTTGTCGCTAAAGAGCTGGTAGGTATTCCGGGTCTTCCGGTGACCGAAAAAGGTATGCGCGAAGCATTGAATCGCTATACCGCAGGAAATGAGAGCTTATTGCGCCGCCGTGAAGGCACAAAAGCCTTTGAGTATCACATTGACTGTCTGCCTGATGCGGCGCGTGAGGTGGTTAAGCAGCGGTTACTGCAGCGGGTTATTGAGTCTGATGATGCTGGTGAGGTGGCTGTGTCTGCGGGGGTGGTGGCTAAGCCCCGGCTGGAGCTGCGGCTGATGCAGGATTGTCCGGCGCTGGCAAAGCGTGAGGCGGGCAAGCTGACTGAACAGCAGCGTAAGGTTGCCGATGCGCGCTGTGTGCTGGTGATGGAGGTTGATCGCCTGCGTTCCCTGGAGGGGATCAAAGTAACCCGGTCAGGTGCCATTGCTCATATCTCTGAGCAGTCACGCATTGGGTTCAGGTCTGAGCGCCTGCAGCAGGCGGCTGATTTGGCCAATGCCCGTAAGGGTAAGCGCTCCGGTGTCAGTGTTCGCAGCCTGCAGGACTGGTACTCGCTTTACCATTCAACAGAAAACAGTATTGAAAGACTGGTGCTTCTGGCGCCCGGTCAGCCTAAAAAGCTGCGGCCTGATGATTGCGCCTGGTGGATAGCCTTTAAGGAGTATTACGGCACACCAACGGGTGATTCCATCAAAGCCACCTGGCGCAGGTTTAAAAAATGGTGGGAGGAGCAGTATCGCGATCAGCCAGCGGTGCTGGCGGCCATGCCCTCTTACGATATTGTGCGCCGGATGCTGAAGAAAGAGCCGCTTTATAAGCGTATGCGGGGCCGGGTCAGTGGTTCTGCTGCCAGGGCGTATGACGTCTACAGCAAGCGCGACTGGTCAGTAATGCCGGTTAATGGCATCTGGATAGCGGATGGTAAGTCGCTGGACATGAAAGTATTACACCCGATTTATAACCGTCCGTTCACGCCGGAGCTGACCCTGGTTATTGATGGCCGGACACGCGTAATCGTTGGGTGGAGCCTGTCATTATCAGAAAACCGCTTTGCGGTAGCGGAGGCTTACCGTCACGGCATGGAGAAATACGGCAAACCGCTGTTTGTGTATTCCGATAATGGCGGCGGTGAAAAAAATAATATGCTCGATGCAGCGGTTACCGGGATATTTCCCCGCATGGGGATAACGCACATGACGGGTATTCCGGGGAATCCGCAGGCGCGCGGCATTATTGAGCGGCTTAATGGCGTGGTGCCTGTCGCCATAGCGCGGCGGTTCGCCACCTACAACGGCCACAACGTTGATCCTGAACATCAGCGGGTAATGAGTAAAAAAATGGTCAGCCTGACCCATGCCCTGCGTCAGGGTAAAGAGCTGACCACCGAGCAAAAGCGAACGCTGGGGCTGATACCTGACTGGCAGGCACTGACGGTGGCCATTCAGGATGAGATCGACGCCTACAACCGGTCACATGAGCACAGTGAACTGCCAAAGGTGAATGGTAAGCACCTGTCGCCACTGGCGTATCGCAGGCACGTACTTGAAAGTGAGGGTGATGATATTGAGTACCTTACCGCGAACGATCTGCACGATATGTTCCTGCCAGAGGAAACCCGCACGGCAGCGCGTGGATGGATTCAGCTGGGTACGAATAATTACTTTGCCAGAGAGCTTATTGAGGTTGACCAGGAAAAAGTGCGCGTTGCCTTTAATCCGCTGGATGCAAAAGAAGTGTATATCCGCAGGCTGGATGGCACGTTTGTCTGTACGGCGATATGGAACGGCAACACTAACGCACCGGTGCCGCTGACGAAAGTTGATAAAGCCCTCCATGAACGCGCCCAGCGCCAGATTAAGCGTGGTCAGGCAGTGATACTGGATGCGAAAGATTCGCTGCGGCCCGCTATTGAGCACAAGCCCGATGTGGACTTCGGCTTGTTATCAACGCCTCAGCCAGCAGAGGAAGAAGAGGAAATCTACTTATTTGCCAGCCAGGAAAAGTTCGCGGCTAAAAAAGCCGGAAACTATTAAAAGGGTATTTAAATGAGCATTAAAGATAATTTAATCCAGTTTATGGAGAGGAGCGGCTACACCCAGAAACAGGTAGCGGCTAAATCCAAATTAAGTACAGCCACGGTTTCTCAATATTTAAGTGGTAGCTATAAAGGCAATATCGCTACAACTGAAACTAAGTTGCGTGAATTCCTGATGCGTGAAGCCAAGCGTCTGCACGGTGATGTTGAATTTGTACCAACCACGCTGGCGAAAACAGCGCTGGAGGTAATTGACAATATCCATTCAGACTGCGATATCGGCGTGATCTACGGTGCTGCAGGTATGGGTAAAAGCATGGTGCTCCGGGAGTATGCCCTGCGGGACAGCGCGGCCATCCTGATTGAAGCTGATCCGGGTTATACGGCCAAAGTACTGCTGCAGGAGCTGTGTATCAAACTGCGGGTTAAGAAAACCACCGGGACCATCCATGAACTGAGTGAGCGATGCGTGGAAGCGTTAAAGGGAACGGGCTGGATTGTGCTGATTGATGAAGCTGAGCTGCTTCCCCACCGCGCACTGGAAGTCATGCGGCGCATACAGGACCGGGCGCGGTGCGGTCTGGTACTGGCGGGCATGCCACGTCTGCTGCTGAATCTCATGGGGTCCAGAGGTGAATACGAGCAGTTATACAGTCGCGTCAGTCTGGCTCTGGACCTGGACGATATGAAGCAGCTCAGCGAAGAGTCCGACTTTACCGACATCCTGAACAATATCCTCAATAGTGGCCTGCCAGATTATGAGCTGACGAGTGATGTGCTGCAGGCATTCAGAAAAGAGTCAGGCGGCAACTATCGCCGCATGTTCAAGCTGGCACGCTCAGTGATACGCGCTAATAAAGAGCGCAGGCTGGCAGTATCACCTGCGGTAATTGAGAAATTTGGGAAGATGTTAATTAAGCAGCGAGGATTATTTTAATGAACGCAAATGTAATTAAAGAAGTTGAAGCACTGAATAGAATTCAGGCACGTAATAATTTTCCGGCGGTTGTTGATGAAGACGAAAAAGGCTCAACCTTTATACCCGTAAAGCGCTTGAGCTGACTCACAACGAATATAAAGAATGGCTATTGCTAAATCCATTTTGAATTAAATAAGGAAAATATCATGAAAGTTCAGGTTAAACGCGGTTTTGTTGAGGTTAATAATAATTTCTATTTTTCGCCTAAGTTGTGTTGCCTTGAGGGCGTATATGTCGAGGTCTCAGTCTGGCGTGATGACGAGATCGATGTGTATGTGGATGGCAAATTCTATTGCGAGGCGGCTTATTACGTTGGGCGGTCCGCCGTGTCGCCGATGAAGCCCGCAGACAAAGACCGTTTAGAGCGCGAAATGCGCACTGGTGCGTGCCAGTCATCGCATTACCCGATGACAGATGAATTGCCACTCCCGCCAGAGAATTTCCGCTGCCGCTCTGCTGTTGGCGATGAAACGGCACTACAGCGAGAGATTCGCAGAACGCGGCGTCTTTATCGTCAGCTTCAGCGGAATACTGGCGCAAATAAAGAGAAATTCGATGTAAGGCCCGCTCTTGTGAATATCAGAGAAGGGCTGGATGCGTTAATTAATTATCTGGATGTAGAGGCCCGGGGAGAATCTTAATCATGGAAAAGCAGGTTATTAACTGCATGCACTCTCGCGGCTTGTCAGGGGTTAATGCAGGTGGCCTTGGGCGTGTTGTGGGTCGCAGCCAGCGTAATCTCCCTGTGGTTTATGCCGTTCCACCTGCTGAGGGGATCGCGGTGCCTTATATAGAAGTGCCTTATGTGTTGAACGGTGTGCCGGGTGTGCGGCGCGTGTCGATTGTTAACGGATGTCGGGTGATGTGGGGTTAATTATGGTTACTCAACGGCTTAATGCCTATGCCTCGTTCATTGAGCGCTGCCGCATTAATGACACCCCTACAGCATCGTTTGTTTGCCCTTACTGCGGAAGTACGCTTTGGACCCTTGCTGCTCCTCCGGGTGAGGTATGGACCAGCCTCTGTTCATGTCCTTTTTGCGACGGGATGTTCGGTAAGGTGGTTAAAGGTCTGCGTGTTAAAGTTGCGGTGGTTAACGACTCAGGTGGTAAACAGAATGCCCTTGAAAATATTAATTGAAAATGTGTGGGGTTAATTATGGCGGCAAAACTTGAAGTGATTATTACTGAGCAGAACGGACGGATGGAATTTGACATCAAGGGATCGGGAGGCCGCACGCCGCGTGAGGAGGCGCGTCTGGTGATGATAATTGCCGCAATTAAGGCCCTTTTCAGCGACTCTGACAGGCAGGCGGCAAAATGTAACTGCCCTGCATGCAAAGAGAGCCGCGAACGGGAGGCTGAAAATGAGCGTCCGAATCTGCATTGACGTTGAATTAAATGAAGCGGGGTTTGTGATTACCCCGAAAATTAACGTCTGTCCTGATAATCACACCGTGTCCGAAATGAATATTGCCACCAGTACCGTGAATTATGCGGTGAATCTGGCTGCGCAGTTTGACCGGTTATTCATGAAAGCGAAATCAGTTAACGGAGAAACGAGTTATGTCTGATGCTGAGAATGCGGGCACTTACGTTAATGACGCGCCGGGGCAAGGCTGGCTGGCGCGAGTGGTGGTTAAGCTCATGCGTGGTGCTGACGGGCGGGTCAGTTATCAGGTTCTGGGCGATACCGTTATCGATGACGTTAATGATGAAATTAACGTATTCGGCGCGAGATTAACAGAGGAGTGTCTGTTGGCTTGCCTTAATAAATTTGGAAATAACGGAGCTAGATACTATGACTGCAATTAATCGTAATGTTGTTGTGCCGGAAGGTTATATGAAAGACCGGAAAGGCCGTCTGGTGCCGGTGTCTCAGGTATCAGCGTATGACCTTGAGATGGACGCTTTTGTGCGCACCCGTGTGGCTGAGGCAAAGGAGAAAAGTCAGATGATGGCGCAGTTTAAGCAGGCGTCTTTCAGTGACTGCTACGCCTGGATGGCGCTGGCCAGCGAGAAGCACGGTCGCAAACCGGGCGGTGTTAAGGGTAACGTGACCTTCTCAACCTTTGATGGCAGTCAGCAGATCAAGATTGCCGTGCAGGACCGCCTGACGTTCGGGCCGGAACTGCAGATTGCAAAAGACATGATTGATGAATGTCTTAAAGCCTGGTCTGAAGGCGCAAACGAAAAGCTGCTCACTTTAATCACGGATGCATTTGATGTTGATAAGGAGGGAAAACTGAATACGGGGCGCATTATCTCGCTGCGTCAGCTGGATATTCAGGACGACCTCTGGCAGCAGGCGATGGAGGCCTTAAATAAGGCACTGGTGGTGTCTGTGACCTCAACCTATATCAATTTCAGAGAGCAGGGGCTTTGTTGAATAAATGGATTTTATGCTGTGGTACTATGAAAACGGTTGTTTCAGATAACATAAAATCAATGCGTTACATGCTTGCGTATGACGGTGTTCTGTCTGGCATCAGCGTTTTCTACCAAAACAGTGCAGACAAAACAGAATGATTACCTATTATTCAACAAAGCCGAGAGCAGGATGAAAATGGGAAGCTAATCAACATCCCGCTTGATATCGCCGGGGTGTGATATGCGTAATCCAGCCAGTGGTAAATATATGAATCAGTATGCCCGTTATGCCACGGGTGCAGTCAGGGCGGAACGTGAGAGCCGGTATGGCGATGCGGCGTTTCTCTGGTTAAAGGCACAGACCTCGCCCTGCAATACCGCACACCGGGTCTGGGCTATGCTACGCCATAAGTTCTGCACCCATGCTGATAAACGGAAATGGGCTTTGTTGAATAAATGGATTTTATGCTGTGGTACTATGAAAACGGTTGTTTCAGATAACATAAAATCAATGCGTTACATGCTTGCGTATGACGGTGTTCTGTCTGGCATCAGCGTTTTCTACGTAAGCGTCACATTTAAACCGTCTGTGCAGCGGGCTCCGGTTCCGGGAAAATAGTGTCCATCATTTTTTAATGGACACTATCGCGTGAAACACCGGACATGGCTCCTTGAGGCGCTTCGCCTCCATTTTGATGAAAAGCTGCCGCGTATTGAGGCCGGGCGCAGGCTGGGTATCCCCAAAACCACGGCCTGCGATCTCTTTGTTCGCTTCAGGAAGGCCGGTCTCTCCTGGCCTTTGCCGCCACGAATCAACGCCAAAATTCTGGATAAGCGCCTTTACCAACAGGCATCCCGAAAATCGTCCGTTCTTCCCGTCGTCCCTGCTCCCTGTGAAATCCCTGTCGCCCGCAAACGACCACGACGCCCCAACTTCCCCCGCGACTTCAAAATCGCCATGGTGGAGCAGTCGATGCAGCCCGGCGTCAGCGTGGCACAGCTTGCCCGCGAAAATAACATTAACGATAATCTCCTGTTCAACTGGCGGCGACTTTATCAGCAGGGGCTGCTGGCTGCGCGGACAGATGCGCCGGTCATGTTGCCCGTGACGCTCGCTGCTGAATCAGGCCCCGGACAGCCTCATCCACCGTCCGTTCAGAGCGACGATGCCCCCTGCTGTGAGCTGGTTCTGCCCGCCGGCACGCTTCGTATCAGCGGAAAGCTGACGCCAGAGCTGCTTCAGATGCTTATCCGGGAAATGCAGGGGAGTTCGCGGTGATATCACTTCCTGCAGGTTCCCGCATCTGGCTGGTTGCCGGCATCACCGACATGCGCAACGGCTTCAATGGTCTGGCTTCCAGGGTGCAGAATACGTTACGGGATGACCCGTTCAGCGGGCATCTGTTCATCTTTCGCGGCCGGCGCGGCGACATGATAAAGGTACTGTGGGCCGACCGGGACGGCCTGTGCATGTTTACCAAAAGGCTGGAACGTGGCCGCTTCGTCTGGCCGGTGACCCGTGACGGCAAAATCCACCTGACGCCTGCGCAGCTGTCCATGCTGCTGGAAGGCATTAACTGGAAGCATCCCCAGCGGACGGAACGCCCTGGAATACGCATATAACCTGCTGTAAAGTGGGGTTATGGATACCTCATACCCTGATGAAAACGCCCGGCTCAGGGCGCTGCTGCAGGAGCAGCAAACGACCATCCGCAAAATGGCGGAATATAACCGTCTGCTCTCGCAGCGGGTGGCGGCGTACGCCAGCGCAATCAACCGCCTGAAGGCGCTGGTTGCTAAGCTGCAACGTATGCAGTTCGGCAAAAGCTCCGAAAAGCTGCGTGAGAAAACGGCCCGCCAGGTGCGCGAGGCAGAGGAGCGCATCAGCGCCCTGCAGGAGGAGATGGCTGAGGTGCTGGGCGAGCAGCATGACCCGGCACTCCCGCAGCTGCTGCGCCAGTCTTCCGCCCGCAAACCGCTGCCGGCCTCACTTCCCCGCGAAACCCTCACGCTGTCGCCGGCAGAAACCACCTGTCCGGCGTGCGGCGGCGAACTCAACGCGCTGGGCTGCGACGTATCGGAGCAGCTGGAGCTTATCAGCAGCGCCTTTAAGGTTATCGAAACGCAGCGGCCGAAGCTGGCCTGCTGCAGCTGTGACCACATCGTTCAGGCTTCCATGCCGTCAAAACCCATCGAACGCAGCTATGCGGGCCCCGGCCTGCTGGCGCGCATCGTCACGGCGAAGTTCGCAGAGCACACGCCTCACTATCGTCAGTCAGAGATATACCATCGTCAGGGCGTGGAGCTGAGTCGCGCCACGCTGGGTCGCTGGTCCGGCGCGGTGAGCGAACTGCTGGAGCCGCTGTACGGCCTGCTGCGCCAGTACGTGCTGATGCCGGGCAAGGTGCACACCGACGATATCCCTGTGCCGGTACAGGAGCCGGGCAGCGGTAAAACGCGCACGGCCCGGCTGTGGGTATACGTGCGGGACGACCGCAACGCGGGCTCACAGCTTCCACCGGCGGTCTGGTTCGCGTACTCGCCGGACCGGAAAGGCGTACATCCACAGCGGCACCTTGCGGGGTACAGCGGTATCCTGCAGGCGGACGCTTACGGTGGTTATAATGCGCTGTACGAAGATGGCCGCATAACCGAAGCAGCCTGCATGGCGCACGCCCGGCGAAAAATCCACGACGTGCATGCCCGGACACCGACCGACATCACAACCGAAGCGCTGAAGCGTATCGGAAAGCTGTATGCCATCGAGGCTGAGATACGCGGCAGCCCGGCAGACGAGCGGCTGGCGGTACGTAAAGAGCAGACTATCCCGTTAATGCAGTCACTGTATGACTGGATACAGGTTCAGATGAAGGTGCTGTCGCGCCACTCGGATACGGCGAAGGCGTTCGCCTACCTGCTGAAGCAGTGGGACGCGCTGAACCTGTACTGCAGCAACGGCTGGGCGGAAATCGACAATAACATCGCGGAGAACGCGCTGCGTGGCGTAGCCCTGGGCCGGAAAAACTGGCTGTTCGCCGGTTCAGATACAGGCGGAGAACGTGCGGCGATCCTCTACTCTCTGATCGTCACCTGCCGGCTTAACGGCGTTGACCCCGAGACGTGGTTGCGTTACGTCATCGGTCATATACAGGACTGGCCGGTGAACCGGGTCCGCGATCTGCTGCCATGGAAGGTCGAGCTTCCCTCTGCCTGAACGTCAATACGGTCTGAATGCGACGCTTACTTTTCTACCAAAACAGTGCAGACAAAACAGAATGATTACCTATTATTCAACAAAGCCACGGAAATGGAGTCATCCCAATGCGGGCCAGCGAGTTTAACAGGCGTTATCCGCCAGGAAGTCACTTTATTTATCAGTCCTGTTCTGCCTTACGCGGGGGAATGCCCGTTAAAACACTGGATGTGGCGCGTGATTTTAAATGCGCCACCGTCGTTGAGATTAGCGCAGTACCGTATTTTGCGAATATTAATTCTCTGACGCCGGTAGAAATAAAAGCCGACTGATTTAAACCGACATTAATCATTATTTAAATATGGCGTGAACCGTCAGGGGACTGCTCACGCCAAATTAAGGATACTATATATGAACGTACAACCTAAGATATCTATGCGTGACATCCTGGATGTTATTTATTCATCTCCTTGCGCATCTGTTTCAGCCTGTCAATCACACCCTGAGCATGTGCCACATACGGATTCAGGCAGTTTGCCGTATGAGGCCGGAATGAATGCAAAGCTGAATCATGGGGTCAATGGTGAAGCGCGCGCACCACTCAGGATTGGGAGCGCATGAGCATGGCTAAGCGTCTGACGAGTTACAAATGGATTGAAGGGAATAGTGACATTCCTGCCGATGTTCTGAGCGCAGCTTATGAAACCGGTGCAGGCAAGGCGATCTGTGCGGTATGCCAGATTGATGAGGCGCTGCAGGGTGAAGGTTTTCCAAAGCTGGTCTGGGCTTATCTGGATGTGGATTACGCCGGGATGATTTGCCGCAATACCGGGCGTGATATTTCATCGTATATTGTGCGTTGGTTGCCGGTTGATGGTAGCTCACTGGCATTGGGGCCAGAACTGACAGGTGAACACAGCAGAATCAGCTGAGGGGAAAAATATGAAACATTTCCTGGTCGTGTGGGCTTTCCTGATGGCCGTTCTGTGGCTGGGATGGGTGCTGCGTATGCATATTCGTCGCTGAACACTGGTGCTACTGTGCCCAAAAAGATAAGCCCTGCTGCTCTGTCAGCAGGGCTTATCTTTTTTTGTACTGTCAGCAATGCAAAACTGGACGCCGTTATTCCCGACGCGTTACATTTCCCACTGTTTACCTTGCGGCTGTTTACGCTTTCGGCAAGAACAGGGAGAAAGGATTATGATCATCATGCGAATGGACTACGACAACGCCGCACTCATGAGTGGCCGGGCGCGATTGCGTGTCTATGGTGTCGGGGATTTTGAGGTATTCAGTGGGCGGGAGCGCTATATCAACAATCCTGACTGCAGTGATATCCCCGACAGGGGCGCAATCCCTCCGGGGCAGTATTATATCGTTGACCATCCGCCTGCCAGTACGGGCGGTAAAATTCGTAATTTTGGTGCAGATTTGTGGTTTGGTACTGACCATGATGAATGGTTCGGATTATTCAGCAGTCAGACCATGAGCGATCATGTTTATGTTAACGGCGTAAAGCGCGGAGCCTTCCGGCTTCACCCGCTGCGGCCAAATGGTTCCGGCGAGTCGTGGGGATGCATTACTTTTTTTCGTGTGAGTGATTTTAAAACCGTGCGTAATGCCCTGATAAACGTCCGTAAAACGCGAGTGTCCTCTTCCCGCAACGGGTTAATGGCGTATGGTCGTGTCGACGTAAGGGGGAAATCAGATTTTGACAAATGTTCTCGCTAAATCTCTCAGGGCGATTGTCTACATGGTGCTGGCCATACTGATTATCCGCTATATCCACCCGGTGGGATACATTGTCGGCACGGCTGCAGACAGCGCCTATCACTTATTCTCAGGCGAGAACCTCGGCTGGATAAGTAATGCCCCGGAATGGGGAAGCGACAGTGCCAGTTTTGTAGTCGGCCTGCTTTCGGTCATCATTATCGCCTGGCTTTTGTCGCGTTTTATTCCATTCATTTTCCGCAGGATCAGGTCAGTCACAGGTTCACGGTAAATAATTAAGGGCTGTAATTAATTGACAATATATTCTGGTAGTGATCCACTATCCCCACTGCAGTACTGGTAGTGACAATTTAAATCAGCCCTGAAAAGCCCCTCACTGAGGGGCTTTTTTCGTTTATGGGCTTCCTGTTTTCTCCCTTCGTCTGAGGTGAACTTATGAAGCGTAACCTTATCCGCATCGTGCATACCGGCAAGTCGCGTCTCGGCTGGGATGACGATACCTATCGCGATGTGCTGGCGCGCCTGACCGGGCGACGTTCTGCCCGCGACTGCACGGAGGCTGAGCTGGAAAAGGTGGTGACGTATATGCGCACGGTGGGCTTTACCCCTTCTGCGTCATACGGTCGGCGTCCCCGTGTGGCGATGGACCGCAAAGCCATGCTGGCGAAGATTGAGGCGCTGCTGGCGGAGGCGAATCGCCAGTGGGGATATTTTGATGGAATTGTGGAGCAGATGCTGGGCGAGAAAAAGCCTGTCGAGTGGCTGAATGACGATCAGGTACGTAAAGTCATGCAGATGCTGATTGTTGACGCAAAACGTCACGGGAGGCTGTAATGCGTGAGTTTCATCTTGAAGACCTGGAAGAGCTGCTGCCTGACACAGTCCGCCAGATTGTGGGGGTAATCGGTTTTGACGCCACGCAAAAGCTCATTGAGCGCTTTGGTGGTGCGCGGTTCCCGATTGGTAAAGGTGTGCGGCGTGACGGTGAACGTCGCCTGTCTATGCTGCGTGAGGTTATCGGAGAAGACCGCGCGCAGGAGCTGGTGAAGCACTTCGGCGGTGAGGATACACTGGTGATCCCCCGCTGTGCGGCGGCGCTGCGTGAGTGGCGCAACCGGTGCTTTTATGCGGATATGGACGACATGGTAAACAGCGGCGAGTCCCTGCGCATGGCGCTGACGCACGTCGCCCCGAAATATGGTTTTGGTAATACCTGGGCATGGGAGCTGATTAACCGGCGTCGGAAACATCCCACCCTGACGCAGGGGCAGTTATTCTGACCCGTTCCCGTCTCACCCCCGTCACTCCATCCCCTGTCGCGATGCGATCACAATGACCCTCACAGAATCGTGAGGGTTTTTTTATGTCTCTTTCCATGAAAACAAGCGCGCGTGGTCAGGCGCTGATTAAGCATTTTGAAGGCTGCAGCCTGACGGCTTATCGGGATGGCGCGGGCATCTGGACCATCGGCTGGGGCTGGACCCGCCCGGTCGATGGTGTGGACGTCCATCGCTGGATGACGATATCGCAGGATAAAGCCGATGCGCTCTTCGCTGAGGGCGTGGTGGATTATGAGCAGGCCGTGTGTCGTCTCGTTACCGTTGCGCTGACTCAGAATCAGTTCGATGCGCTGGTAAGTTTTACCTACAACCTCGGCCCGGTGGCGCTTGAGCGCTCCACGCTGCTGACAAAACTGAATGCCGGTGACTGTGCCGGTGCGGCGGCAGAGTTCGACCGCTGGGTTTACATCGGCAAAAGCCCGTCTGATGGTCTGATCCGCCGCCGTGCAGCTGAGAAAGGGCTGTTTCTGGAGACTACGGCATGAAAAAGGTGCTTTTAGCCTGGTGGCGAAGTTACACCCCTGAAATCGTGACGAGCGGAATAATTTGTACCGGGCAGATGCTGTTTTTCCACTGGATGCGCGATATCAGCTGGGCGGGTTCATTTGTGCTGGCGCTATTCGTCTTTGTGGCAGGTGCTGCGCTGGGGACGCTGATGCTTCGCCTGCCCGGCTGGCATAAGGACTGATGTGGCGCGGGGTAATGCTGATGTGCTTCCTTAAACGACTCCCGGAGCTGGTCTCCAACCGTCAGGGCCAGCTGTCGACAACCGATGCGACAACGCTGTTTGCGCTGATCATCAGTTCTGCGGTGGTGCTGATGTGTGCCTACTGGAACCACGCGCCGGTGGATGCGCTGGCGGTCTATGTGGGTGCCTGGGTGGCGCATGCCGGTGTCCAGAAGTACCACGACAGCAGAACGGATCACACCCCGCCAGCTGGCGGCTCTCCCGGAGGTAAGCCTGATGGGCGCGGCGCTGATTAAGGGGTGTTTAAAACGGGTTTTACCGGGCGTGCTGCTGTGTGCGCTGCTCTTCGGTGCCGGGTGGTGGCTCTGTCACCGGGGTTATGCGTCCGGCTGTGCCCTGGCAAAAAGCGCCGGTGACGTGGCGCTGGCCAGCGAGCAAAAGGCCCGTGCCGGTGAGCGCCAGCGCATCAGCGAGGCAACCACGGCGGCGCTGCTTAAGGCGCAGCAGGATGAACAGGCTCAACGGTTGCGGGCGGATACGCTTGCGGCAAGCCTGGAGAATAAAACCGGTGAGCTGGCGCAGGCTAAGTTGCTGCTCAGTATCCAGATTAACAAGGCGGTCAGTGATGACAGTAAAACGGCTGGCGGGTGTGGTTATAACGGGCTTGGCACTCGCAGCATGCACCTCTACGCCAACGCCCTCGGCTACGGTGACGGTCACACCGGCACCGGTCACTGAGCCGGTGGTGAAGCCACCGCGTGCGATGGTGACGCCGGGTGGGATGCCGCCGTCGCCTGCCGCGTATGCGGGCAGGTCAGGCGGTCTGCCCCCGGAGGCGCTGCTGCGTCATGCAACGGAGTACGGGGCCTGGTGTCAGGCGAACGCGGCGAAGCTGAAGGCGCTGGAAGCGTTTTTCTGGCCGGAGGATAAATAACATGGAGTTAATTTCATTGGACACGTTACAGACGCTGTTTTTCGGGCTGGTTGCCAGCGGCCTGACCTACTGGGTCAAAAGCCTGCACACGGCCATTGATGAGCTGCGCAAGGAGAATATCCGCATGCGCGAGCTGTATCAGCTTAAGTCTGACGCGGTACGCGATCAGGAGCAGATTATGGCAATGCTGTCGGAGATTAAGCAGTCGATGGAGCGCACCACTGAGCGGATTGATCGCCTGATTGGTTCGGGTGGTCACTGATGAATCGCATACTAAAGCACAGGGATGAGGCTGGGCTGCGTGACGTACTGTCAACGCTGCACGATATACGGTCCACGCTTGACAGCATCGATGCGCGTCTGAGTGTGATTGAGGACAGCGGCATGAAGCATGGTGCCGTGTCCGGCACGCTCAGCGGCGCGCTGTCAGGTGCGGTCGTGTCGGTCGGACTGGCGCTGGTACGCGCCTCAGCGGGGGTGTGAATGGCGCATCCGCGTGAGACCCGCGACGCCCTGCGCAGGGCTTACATCTTCAGCAATCAGTCGCTGGAGCTGCTGGCCGCCCAGCAGGGGGTGAGTTTTTCCACGGCAATGCGCTGGAAAAAAGTGTCGGCTGATGAAGGTGACAGCTGGGATGCGTTACGCACGGCTAACCAGCTGGCCAGCGGCGCGCCGGAGGACATTGCCCGCGCCATTCTGAACAGCCTGATGGGGCAGTTTCAGACCACGCTGGAAAAAGTGAGTTCTGCTGATGATATTCCGGCGCAGGAGCGCGTCCAGCTGCTGGCGTCGCTGTCCGATGCCTACACCAAAGCGATAGCGGCCAGTAAGAAGGTCTTGCCGGAGACGGACCGCGTGGCCACGGCCATCAGCACCATCACCGCGCTGTCGCAGTTTATACAGACCCGATACCCGCAGCACCTTGCGGCGTTCGTGGAAATTATCGAGGCCTTTACCCCGGAACTGGAGAAAACACATGGCCGGTAAGCTGATTGAAATTAACCCCAACATCAGCCTGCGGGCTGAGGAGATTACCGCAACAGCGGTAAGCGGTGACCGCTCGCGGCTGATTGTGCACACCCGCCATCATGGCGTTCTGGAAGTCACCCCGCTGCAGGGCGAGACGCCGGACATGGCGCGTCAGCGAATCTTTTCCGACGTAAATACTGAGGCTGATAACGGGATGCAGTTAATTGAAATTACCGAGGGTGTCTGGCTGGACCCTGCGGACGTTGCGCAGATTACCCAGTACCGCAATGAGCGCGATTTCTGGCTAATCATGCGCGGAAACCTTCAGGGTATGCATCTCGACGGTCGGGGCTGTAGCCCTGCCGACATCGCCGCGCGTATTAATACGGTGATGCGTGAGCGTCGCATGGGGCTGGGTGCGATTTGACTGTTTTTAAATGGGCGGTTTTACCCGCCCGTTTTACTCAATAACAACCGCGTGGCTTACCTTCAAAGAACATCACCCGGTTGGGTATAGCTTCGAATTTGTAATCATTCTTACATTGCGGACAGTGGAGGCTTCTGTGGCCCTCAATTTCTTTACCCGGCTGAAGTATCGATACGATGCCGTTTTGATGGCAGTGCGCGCAATAGTAAGTCGCTGCCTCGTCAGGATTCTGCGCATCAGCATTAACGTAAACAACAGAACCCGCAGGAAGATGGTGCGGCTTATAGCGTGTCGTACCACGCTTTTCCTCGGCGCTCTGAACCGTAAGGTCTGTGGCATATAGCATGGCTGAGTGATTTTTCAGTGCAGCCTTGACCTGTGCAAGATGGCTCGCCGCCTCTGAACTGCGAAAGTAAATTTCCGACCACTCCTGTGTTTCGGGTGATGCCAGATGCTGCTGGCCCGAAATCTGGAGTATCTCGCCCAGCACAGCTTCTGTGCGTTGCAGTGATGGCCTGATGTCATCCATCAGTTTTTTAGTGCTCATAAGGTTTCCTTGTTAAAGGGTTAGTTTCGCCGCAACACAATAACAAAGAAGCCTTATTCTTTTTAGGGTTTTATATGTCCATAAAAACCAGCCTGCGCGAGCTGCGTCAGGCTATGACCGAGCTGGCGGCGGGCCTTCGCCGCACGATTGAGGCGGAGTGTACCGGCTTTTCCACCGACGCCCGCGCCGTGGCTGAGCGGATCGCTGCCGTCAGCGATCCGGTGACCGGCTACCGTTATTTTGTGCAGACCTACTTTCCTCACTATGTGCGCCACGCTGACCCCAGCGAGCTGCACGTCTACCTGTTTCAGCGCCTGCCGCAGATTGTGGCCAGCACGAAGGGCTGCAATGACGCCATTGCCGCGCCGCGCGGTGAGGCCAAGTCCACGCTGGTCAGCCAGCTGTTTGTACTGTGGTGCATCATTCGCGGCATCAAGCACTATCCGGTGATCGTCATGGACTCCATCGACCAGGCGTATCCCATGCTGGAAGCCATCAAGGCGGAGCTGGTCTATAACCCGCGCCTGCAGGCGGATTATCCCGACGTCTGCGGTCAGGGCCGCGTCTGGCAGATGGGCACCATCCTGACCCACAACGACATCAAGGTGCAGGTGGCGGGCAGCGGTAAGAAGCTGCGCGGCCTGCGCCACGGACCGTACCGCTCCGACCTGGTGGTGCTGGACGATATCGAGAACGACGAGAACGTGCGCAAGCCGGAGCAGCGTGACAAGCTGGAGGGCTGGCTCAAGAAAACCGTGCTGCCGCTCGGTCAGGCGGGTGGCAAGCTCGACGTGGTCTACATCGGCACCATTCTTCACTATGACTCGGTGCTGTCGCGCACCCTGAACAATAAGCTGTGGCGCACTGCGCGATTTAAGGCGATGCGCCGCTGGCCGGACGACAGAAAGCTTTGGGATGAGTGGGAGTCGCTGCTGCGTAACGAGGGTGAGGATGTGGCGACGGCGTTCTACGAGGCCCGGCGTGCCGCGATGGACGCCGGGGCAATCGTGTCATGGACGGCACGCCCGCTGCTCGCCCTGATGACCATCCGCGCGCGCGACGGTCACGGCACGTTTGATTCTGAATACCAGAACGATCCGGTTGCCGGTGACGATGCGCTGTTTGCCGGGAAGGATGAGAGCGGCCACGACATCATCAAGTTCTGGGTGCACCGGCTGCGCGAATGGATCTACTTCGGGGCCGTTGACCCCAGCCTCGGCAAGGCCGGGGCCAGCCGCGACCCGTCCGCCATTCTGGTGGGCGGCTATGACCGGCTGAATGGCGTGCTCGACGTGGTGGTCGCGGATATCCGTAAGCGCCTGCCGGACAAAATCATCAGCGACGTCATCGGGCTGCAGAAGACCTACAACTGCCTGGTCTGGGGCGTGGAGTCCGTGCAGTTTCAGGAGTTCCTGCGCACCGAACTTATCAAGCGCGCCCAGTTGATGGGCATTCCCGTCCCGGCGCGGGCCATTATGCCCCATGCCGACAAGCTGCTCCGCATTGAGTCTCTGCAGCCGCACATGGCTAACGGGCGTATCCGGCTCCATGCCGACCAGACTACGCTGATTGAGCAGCTGCGCCACTTTCCGAAGGCCGATCACGATGATGGTCCCGATGCGCTGCACATGCTCTGGACGCTGGCGGTGACCAGCTCGCCCAAAATGGAGTTTTACAGCGCCAGCAGCGACCTGACCGGGCGGGCGATGCGCGACTGGCAGCGCGATTATTCACGGGGAGGATGGTGATTATGGGTGTGATTGTGGACACGCGCGGCGTGCCGTTTGAGTCGCAGGCGCTGAGGCGCCAGCAGTCGGACGATAACCTGCTGCTGCGCCGCCAGTGGGCGGAGCACCCCTCTGTCGGCATCAATATCAACCGGCTGTACGGCATCTTTCAGGAGGCTGAACAGGGTAACCTGACCGCGCAGGCCGACCTATTCTGTGACATGGAGGAGCGCGACGGCCATCTGTTTGCTGAGATGAGCAAGCGCCGCCGCGCCATCCTGACGCTGCCGTGGAAAATCACGCCGCCGCGCAACGCCACCGCCGCCGAGCAGAATCTGGCCACGCAGGTCACAGAGTGGTTTCAGGACATGCCGGACTTCGAGTCGCTGCTGTTCGATCTCACCGACGCCGTGGGCCACGGCTTTTCGCCGGTTGAGATTGACTGGTCCCGTCAGGGTAAGCTGTGGTTTCCGCGCCAGTTCTTTAAGCGCCCGCAGCGCTGGTTTCAGACGCCGCTGTTCAATGGCGAAGATATCCGGCTGATTGACGGCACCACCGACGGCGCGGCGCTGTGGCCATCGGGCTGGATACTGCATCGTCACAAGGCAAAATGCGGCGGCTTCCCGGAGGCGGGCCTGTTCCGCGTGCTGGCCTGGACGTACCTGTTCAAGAACCTCTCCGCGCGCGATCTGGCGGAGTTTCTGGAGGTGTACGGCCTGCCGATGCGCGTCGGTAAGTATCCCTCCGGCACCACCGACGACGAGAAGATGGAGCTGATGCGCGCCGTGATGACGCTGGGTCGTGAGGCGGCGGGCATCATGCCGCAGGGCATGGAGATTAACTTTGAGGATGCGGCAGAGGGTCAGGCCGACCCGTTCCGCTACATGATCGAGTGGTGCGAACGCACCCAGAGCAAGGTGATACTCGGCGCAACCCTGACCTCCCAGACCGAGAACAACGGCAGTCGCGCGCTCGGTGAGGTGCATAACGAGGTGCGTCACGAGCTGCTGGCCAGCGATGCCCGTCAGCTGGCCGGTACGCTTACCCGCGAGCTGCTCTGGCCGATGCTGGCCCTTAACGGTTATAGCGATATCGATCCGCGCCGCCTGTGCCGCTTTGAGTTTGACGCCAGCGAACCGGAAGACCTGAAGACGCTGGCGGACGCCATCGGGGCGTCGGTCAATGCGGGGATCAGCGTCAGCCAGGCCTGGGCGCATGAGCGTACCGGCATACCCTTTCCGGCGGCAGGCGACGCCCTGCTGGTGCCGCCCGGTAACAAAAAAGATATTCCGGCCACCCTCAGCGCGCTGTATGACGCGCGGGCCATGCTGCCCTTTACACAGCAGGCAGCGCTCTCCGTGCAGTCGGATAACAGCGCCCAGCAGGCCGTGGACGGCGCGCCGCAGGCGCTCACCGGCGACGCTGAGGCGGCAATGAAAACGCTGCTTGCTCCGCTGGTCGCGGCGCTCAGCGAGGGCCAGTCCCCGGAAGCGCTGCCCGCCATCATCGACGCGGCTTACCCGCAGCTCGACGGCGAAGAGATGCGCCAGCTGATTGAAAACGCGCTGTTCGTGGCGGACCTCTGGGGGCGTGTGCGTGGTTGATCTCGGCTATGCCATGACCCTGAAGCCGGAGGCGGCGATCCGCTACTTCCGTTCAAAGGGCATTAAAATCGCCTTTGATACGCGCCAGATGCAGGACCGCGCGCACGCGACCTCGTTTGTGGTGAGTGGCATGCTGAAGCAGGACGTGCTGACTGACGTACACGGCGCGCTGACGAAGGCGCTGGAGGATGGCCAGACCGCCGCGTGGTTTAAGGATAACCTTATTCCGCAGCTCACCCGCCGGGGCTGGATGGGCAGCGGCCTGAAGGCGGACGCGGACGGCGTGCTGGAGGGCAGGAAGCTGATGCCGTACCGGCTTGACACCATTTTCCGCACCAATACGCAGTCCGCCTACATGGCGGGCCGCTATGAGAAAATGCGCGCCAACGTCAAAGCGCGCCCTTACTGGCAGTACGTGGCCGTGATGGACAGCCGCACCCGTCCGGCCCATGCCGCGCTCAACGGGCGCATTTTTCGCTGGGACGATCCGATATGGGACACCATCTTCCCGCCGAACGGCTATAACTGCCGCTGCCGCGTGGTGGCGCTGTCGCAGGCCGAAGTTGACCGGCATCCGGTGGGCGTGGAGTCGTCAGCAGATCTGCAGGTCACCATTGAGCAGCCTTACGGCAGCACCATCCGCCCGGTGACCGCGCTGAAAGACCCGGCGACCGGTCGCCTGTTCACGCCAGACGCGGGATTTCACCTCAACCCCGGACGAGACAGCCTGGCGAACCTCAGCCAGCAGCTGCTGCGCAAGGGTGCAACCGCACCGCCACGGCTGGCGGCGCTGGCGGTGGACGAGGCGATGCGCTCACCTGTTGTGCGGGCTGACTTCACCCGTTCGCTGGCGTCGTGGGTGCAGACCGTGGCGCAGGATACTTCGCTCAGCGGAGATGCGCGCTACGCCGGTGCGCTTACGCCCGCCGTGCTGGATGCGCTGAAGACACCGCCCGCCAGAGCGGTGATTGCGCTGACGGCGGACACGGTGCAGGCGGCGGGCGACCTGACGCCGGACTGGCTGCGTCTGCCCGCGCTGCTTGCTGCCCCTGACGTGGTGCTGCAGGACGGTGACGGCACGCTGATTTACGTGATTCAGCAGAGTAACCTGCCTCGTCTGGTGCGCGTCACGCTCAGCGGCGGCAGTCCGTCCATCACGCAGAGCGCACCGCTGACGGCGCAGGCACGGAAAGCACTGCAGCAGCTGCCGGTCATCACCGGCGCATGGAGATCCTGATGGAGCCTGAACTGACAGTCACCTTCCCGCCTGAGCTGGAGCAGGCGCTGGCGCGCATGGCCGACCGGCTGGCACGCCGCGAGCCGCTGATGCGTGAGATCAGCGAGCACATGTATAAGGCGGTGATGGACAACTTCGACCAGGAGGGGCAGCCCGTTAAGTGGCTGCCGGTGGCGCGTGAGGGTAAAATCCTGCAGGACTCCGGGCGGCTGGCCAGCTCGATTGACACGTACAGCGATAACGACCGCGCCGTGGTCGGCACTAACGTTATCTATGCGCGCATCCAGAATCAGGGTGGCAAAACTAAGCCGCATGAAATCCGGCCAAAGTGGTAGAGTACGGTGGCGGGGATCGTGAGGATGCGCTGGCTGCCGGTGAGGTCATGGGCCGTTCGAAAATGGGCCGCGACGACGTATACAGCGCACTGCCTGAAGTCATGAAAGTCAGCACGGCCACCGGCGCGGACGCCAGAGATGTGGCCACACTCATGACCTCAACTTATAACTTCGGATTTAAAGATGAGCAGGCACGCGCCGCACTGGATGCCGCCACCACGGCATCTCAGCACGGCAAGGCTGACGTTGCTCTGCTGTCACGCGAAGCACCTCGCGGCCTGGAGAACGCCAAATCAGCAGGATTTGGCGGTGAAAAAGGCTTTGCGGATGTACTTGCGCTGTATGAGGTCGCTGCCTCTGTGGCCGGTACTGCGGATGAGGGTGCTACCAATACCAACGATCTTATCTCTGAGCTGTCATCGGTGAATCTGGCCAACAGCGCTAATCGCGTAAAAATCAACGGTAAGCGACTTAACTATAAGTCTATGGCACTGAAGGATGCGCAGCGCGGCCACAATACACTCTACACGCTGGAGCACATGGTCCAGGCCGTTGACCGTAATGACCCGGAGATGAAGGCGCTGCGCAGGAAGCTGATCGCAGTGACCGATCCCAACGCCAGGCGAAATATTCAGAGCGCTATTGATGAGCGTCACGGCCAGAACACCGGACTGTTTCTGCATAACCAGCAGTCAAAAAACGCCTTCCTGGGGTACGAGCGCAATCCGGGGCAGTTTGAGGCGATCTCAGGCGACATTCAGAAACAGTTCAGCCTTAAACCCGGTGAGCGCTCAACGGATATTGATTATGCCGTCATGCAGGACACCGCTAAGTATAAGGACCAGCAGGCTAAAACGCAGAAGGAAAAAGCCAGCGATGCAGCGGTAAAGCCTGTATCTGATGTTATTGGGGATTTTGAGCTGGGTGCTGCAAAGCTGGCCGAGGAGTTTCCCCGCCTGGCTACCGCTGCAGAGGGGGCGGCTATTGCGCTGGGAATGCTCGCTGCAGGTGGCTTTGCCAAGGGTGGTTACGACCTTCTTACGGGTGGTAAGGGTGGTCTCCTGAAAAAGCTCCTGCGCAAAGGTGCGGGTGAAGCCGGTGAGGTCGGACAGGTGGCAGAGGACGTTGCTGAGGCTGCTGGCGGGAAGTCTGGGTGGCTTGGACGCGGGGCGAAAGTAGTCGGACGCTACGCCGGTAAACTACCCGGCAGCCTGAAATGGCTGGGTGATAAACTCGGCCCTGTGGGCGACGCCGTAATGGCGGGTGAGGTTTTTTACTCAGAATACCTCGAACGCGGCAAAGACAAAGTTAAAGCTAACGGGGGTAAAGTTCCTTCGTACATGCCTCAGCCTGTCGGTGGTCTGGATGTTCTGGATGAGCTGCGCGGCTGGGTCAAATCACTTGAATCACCATCGTCTAAGTCCGACAAGGCAAAGACCAGCGCAAACCCGCCAGTGATTGTGTACGTCACACTCGATGGCCACGAGCTTACCTCAATTGTTGAAACCCGCATCGGGCAGAACGCCCGGAGGCACGGCGCATGAGTGACTTTATTTCACAGCTCGCCGCGCTGGCAGGCATCGACACCCTGATGCAGGCGTCCTTCCGGGGCGTTGAGTTCGACTGTCTGGCCACCCGCGACACGCTGGCCCGCACCACCGTTAACTATGCGTACCCGTATCACGATGGCGCAACCGTCGAGGATCAGGGGCTGAACCCGGTCAACTTCCGCATTACCGCCTTTCTCTTTGGTCACGACTGGAAACAGCAGTTAAAGGCCCTTATAACCGCGTTTAAAGCCAGCGGTCCCGGTGAGCTGATCCACCCGGTTTACGGCTCCATACCGCGTGCGCAGTTTCTGGAGGCGGGCATCGAGAAGCAGGCTGAAACGATGGACGGCGTCACCGTAGAGCTGGTCTTTATCGAGTCCGGCGAGGAGCAGGCGCTCTTTGCAGCAGCATCCGCCGAACAGTCAACACAGAGCATCACCTCAACCGGCAACAGCCTGCTCGACAGTGCCGCCTCCGCCTTCAGTACCGCCATGAGCGACCTGCGCGCGCTGGAGAACGGCGTCGAGCGCATTAACACCATCGTCGCCCAGGGTGAATATGTCCTCAGCAGCGTGCGCGAAGAGATTCAGAGCGCCGCCGCCAGCGTCAGCAACCTGCTGGACACACCCGCCGCGCTGGTCAGCGACCTCAAAAGCCTGGTTAGCACCTTCAGCGATACGCTGACCCTGACCGGCAGCGGCGTCACTTCCGGGTGGCAGCAGGCAACGCGCCTCGCGCAGCACGTTGTCAGCTACCCGGCTGAGTACGTGCAGAACCGCAGCGTGACTACCATCACGAAGCCGTTTCGCCTGCCGCTGAGTCAGGTCACCGCCGTGCGCGACAGCGACACCCAGCTTGTGACGCGCACCGTTCGTCTGGTCGCCGTCAGCGAGCTGGCAGAGGTCGCCGCCACCATCCTGCAGAACGAGACCACAACGCCGTCACTGACCAGCACCTGGATTGAGCAGGTCACTAACAGCGTGCGTACCGTGATTGTGGATGCCCTGGCCGACCAGCGCGCCGCGCTCCAGGCCACTGAGGCTCAGGCCCGCGCCAGCGGCCTGACCTCAGACGGTCGCGTACACGTCACCATTATCACGTACCTGCAGACTCTGGCCCTGACCCTGCAGCGTCAGGCGGCAGCACTCATTCAGCAGCGCCCGCCGCTCATCACCCGCACCGTCACGCGCCGGTGCAACCTGCATCTGCTGGCTTTTGACTGGTACGCAGATGCCAGCCGTGCCGGAGAGCTGCTGCGCCTGAACCCCTCACTCGGTAACCCTACCGATATTCAGCCAGGAATGACCCTGTATGCTTACGCAAAATAGTACCGCCATGAAGCGCAGCGCGGCTGCAGCTGATGAACGTCTGACCCTGACCGTGGGCGGCCTGACCCACAGCGACTGGATGACGGCCAGCGCCGACAGCGCCTTTCTGACGCCTGCAGGCGCGTGGTCGCTGGCTGTCGGCCTGCACGGTGCGCGCCCGCCAGCAGAGGTGCACGAAGGCGCGCGCGCCGTGCTCAGCGCGGGCAGCGACATTCTGATGACCGGCCTGATTGATGACATCAACCACGACATTAACCGTGGACAGCATATCCTCAACATCGCCGGTCGGGATAACGCCGGGGTGCTGGTCGACTGCTCCGCCCCCATATTTACCGCAGAGAGCATGACCCTGGATGAGGTGGTGAGCAAAATCGTGAAGCCGCTCGGCATCACAAAAATCGCCATCCACGCCGACAAAAGCACCGCCCCGAAAAAGTTCAGCATCGAGCCGGGTCAGACCGCCTGGAGCGCACTAATGAAAGTGGCGGAGGTTAACGGGCTGTGGCCATGGATTGCGCCGGACGGCACGCTGATTATCGGCGGCCCGGACTACAGCGCCGCGCCGGTTGGCTCGCTGGTGATGGGCAGCGACGGTACCGGCAACCTGCTGCAGCTCGGCAAGCTGACCAGCATCGCCGGGCGTTACTCACAGGTGACCGTGCTCTCTCAGGGCCACGGCACCGCGACCCATAACGGGGCGCACAACCGGCATGGCACCGCGACCGACACCGGCATGACGCTGTACCGTCCCTTTATTGAGGTGATGGGCGATACCGACAACGACGACATGGCCACCGCCCGCGCGCGCAAAATACTCTCAGACTCCCGCCTGAAGGGACTGACCCTGACCGCCACCGTCCGGGGTGTGCGTACTGCTCAGGGAACAGTGTGGCAGCCCGGCCAGCGCGTCGCGGTAAAAAGCGAGCCGCACGACATTGATGCCATCTACTTCATCATGGCCCGTCGTATCTTCTGCGGACGCGGCAGAGAGCTGGTGACCTCACTCACCCTGAAAGAGGACGGCATCTGGACCCCGGACGCCTACCCCAAATCACGCCATAAAAAGAAAGGCAAAAAGGCCAAAGACCAGTACTGGACCGACACACAGGACCTTCCATAATGGACGTTACCGGCATCATCAACAAGCGCATTGCCACCGCACTGGCCAGCATCCGCAAACCATTTCGCGCAGCGCTCACGCGCATCACCAGCACCGGCGGCGTGATGACCGCGCAGCTCGACGGTCTGGCAGGCGAGACGCTGCAGTCTCTGGAGGTCTTCCAGCACTTCGGCATCACCTCCGTGCCGCCAGAGGGCGCGATGGCCATCGTCATTCCGCTGGGCGGTCGCACCAGCCACGGCATCGTGGTAGCCACTGAGCACAGTGAATACCGCATTCAGTCCCTTAAGCCCGGCGAGGTGGCCATTTACAACAGCGACGGGGCCAGCATTACGCTGAAGAACGGCAAAGCTATTCATGCCACCTGTGATGCGTTCACTGTAGACTGTAAGACCGCCGCGATTACCGCCAGCGAGTCCGTCACCTTCACCACGCCAGACTTCACCACCTCAGAGAACGCCACCGTCAAAGGTCTGCTCACAGGCAACGGCGGCATGAACATTTCCGGTGACAACGGCGGCGGCGCAGCGGCCAGCTTTGCGGGCAGCATCAGCCATACCTCCGGCTCGATCAGCTCCATCAGCGTCAAAATTAACGGTGTGGAGGTGGATAAGCACATTCACACCACCCCGGACGGCAACTCCGGCCCGATGCAGGCGGGTTAAGCCACAAATCCACAACCAGCCCGGCAAGCTGCAGCCGGGCTGTCCTCCTGACAATCGGTTCACCAAACACCCGCAACACACTCCTGCATCCCGTCTCACCCCTGTCACTCACTCACGATTCGCGCGCGCGATACGCTGCCCGGCATGGACAGAATGATTGATCCGGCTACAGGCGACTATAACGGTGAACGCACCACCGGCCTGGAGAATGCCGTACAGATGCGCCTCAAAACCCCGCTGGGCACGTATCTCTTTGATAGGGACCTGGGGTCGAGGCTGTCTGAACTGCCCCGTAAGGACGCGGAGCAGACCCGCGCGCTGGCAGAGATGTGTGCCTATCAGGCGCTCTCGCCACTCATCACGGACGGTCGCGCGACGGCGCTCCAGGTCACCGCCTCCCGTAAGCTACCGGGCTGGATTTCTCTTTCTGTCCGCATTACACAGGCCACGGGCGTCGTGGCCACGTTTGAACATCCGGTAAAGGTGAGCTGACATGCCGTTAACCATTCCGTCGCAGGACGACATTGCCGGGAAATACCTGGAAGAGATCAGCAACCAGCTGCCGGACGCTGACGTTTACGCCGACAGCGACTACCGGGTCCGCGCGAACGCTACCGCCTCCACCCTCTGGGGACTCTATCAGTACGCCGCGTGGGCGCTGCGCCAGGCCCTCCCGGACACGGCGGATAAGGAGTATCTGGAGGTGCATGCCGGGCAGCGCGGCCTGACGCGCAAACAGGCCGCCGCTGCGGGCGGCAGCGTCACGCTGACCGGCAAGGCGGCAACCCCTGTCGCGGGCGGGCTTCAGTTCCGGGTGAAGGGCAACAACACGCTGTACCAGACCACCGCGGGCGGCAAAACCGGCAGCGACGGTAAGGTGACGGTCACCGCAAAGGCCACCACCCCCGGCACGGCGGGCAACCTGACCGCCGGTGCCACCGGTACGCTGGTCTCTGCGCCATCCGGCATCGACAGCGCCGTGACGGTGGTCACCATGACCGGCGCAACCGACACCGAGACCGACGAGGCGCTGCTGGCGCGCCTGCTCGACGTCATGCGCCAGCCCCCTGCGGGCGGTAACGCCCACGACTATAAGGTGTGGGCTGAATCCGTCAACGGCGTCAGCGGCGCGTACGTCTTTCCGCTGCGGCGCGGGCTGGGCACGGTCGACGTGGTCATCACCGCGACCGGCGGTCTGCCGTCAGCGGAGACGCTCAGGGCCGTACAGGGCTATATCGACAGCGTGCGCCCGGTCGGCCCCGGCGCGGCAGGCTGTAAGGTGCTGGCCCCTGCGATTAAAACCGTGGACGTGACGGCAGCGGTCGGCATCAGCGACAGCACCACCTTTGATGCGGCGCGGGTCGCGATTACGGCCAGCCTCAATACCTGGTTTAACGCGCTCACGCCTGGCCAGGAGGCGATACGCAGCCAGCTGGGCGCGCTGATTTCAGAGGTGGACGGCGTGCTTGATTATCAGCTGACTTCCCCGACGTCCAACGTGATCCCGACCGTGAATGATGCCACCATCGAGTGGATCAGGCCGGGCAAATTCACTTTTACGCAGATGAGAGAGTGACGGCGTGACGCGCGATGACTACCGCAGCCTGCTGGCACAGCTTCTGCCGCCCGTCACCTATGACGCATCCGGTGAGCGGCTGAGCGCCGAACTCAGCGCTGAGGCAAAGCTGCTCGCTACGGTGGATGCCCTGATTGCCGGACTGGCGTCATCCATCGACCCCAATCAGGCCACACTGACGCTGCCTGACTGGGAACGGGTTTACGCCCTGACCGTCAGCGACAGCGACACCCTGCAGCAGCGCCGCGCCAGAGTGATGGCCGCGCTGGCCGAGACCGGCGGTCTGAGCCGCCAGTACTTTATCAACCTGGCGAAAGCGCTGGGTTACGACATCACCATTGATGAACCGGACAACCCGAAATGGCGATGGATCGTTAACGTCAGGGGCACACCTGAGCGCATCTGGTATTTCCGGGTGGGTGAGTCCGTGGTGGGTGACCGTCTGGAGGAGTCCGGCGATCCGGACCTTGAGACCTTATTTAAACGCTAAAAACCGGCGCACACCGAGTGCCTGTTTAAATATTCTGAGGGCAGCAATAAATGAAACCCTTAATTGACCCGATTAATACCAGCGACGGCCAGTTCCACGGTCGTAATAACCAGACCGGTGAGCTGGCCACCATCGTCACGCCGGTTTATATGAACGATACACAGGATGCGACCCGCAGCCTGCAGCGGGAAGTCATCAGCGTACTAACAGCCGGAGGTATCAAACCTGCTGACGCAACCAATGACCAGCTGCTGGATGCGCTGAAGGCGTTATTTTTGGCTGAAGACGACACACGCGTCAGCGGTGCGCTGCAGAAAGATAAAAACCTCTCAGATCTCCCTGACGCCACTAAAGCCAGAGAGGCCCTGGAGCTCGATCAGGTCGGCAACTGGCTGGCCGTGCAGGCCAACGGCGGGCTGCATTCATCCGGTAATCACCGTATTTATCTTGACTGGGGTGAGGACGGGAAACTCCACGTCACGGTTGACTCCAGTGATATCGGCATCCTGGCTACGTCGGACGAGCTGCTCCATGCCGCCATACCTCTTCCATGGCCCACTGATTCACCACCGTCTGGTTACGCCATCATGCAGGGACAGGCCTTCGACACGACAAAATATACCCAGCTTGCCGCCGCTTATCCTTCGGGAACCCTGCCTGACATGCGTGGCCAGACGATTAAAGGCAAGCCAGACGGCCGCAAGTTGTTGAGTTCTGAAGCAGGCGGCATTCAGTCGCATACGCATACAGGTACGGTGGCCGCAACAGACCTCGGAAGCCCCAGCACCAGCGTGTTTGATTACGGCAATAAGGCAACTGATGTGCAGGGCCAGCACAATCACGCTTATAACTGGTTTGGGGGCGGCCCTGATGTTTACCACGTTTCTATGGATGATGTTCATATGGGTAACCAGGACCAAGCTACCAGCGCATCAGGTAATCATGCTCATACCGTCCCCATTGGCGCGCACCAGCACACCGTTCCGCTGGGTGCGCACGCGCATGGCCTGACCATCAATGCGACCGGAAACACCGCCAACACCGTAGACAATATTGCCTTTAATTACATAGTGAGACTCGCATAATGACCTTCGAAATGTCAGATAAAGCACAGACGCTGAAGATTTATAATCTGCGTCCGGATACGCAGGAGTTTATAGGCAGGAGTGACTGTTATATTCCTGCACACACGGGCCTGCCAGCCAATTGCACACTCACTCCGCCACCTGATATTCCGGCAGGCAGCGCCGCTGTTTATCATGCCAGTCAGGATAAATGGTCGCTGGTCGCGGACCACAGAGGGAAAACAGTCTACAGCATCCTTGATGGTTCATCGCAACTGATTACTTCTCTGGGCGACCTGCCACAGGGTACGGTATCAACTGAACCTGAAGAGAAATATATGAAATGGAACGGCAGCGCATGGGTGCATGACGCAGACGCACAAAAAGCCGCCTTTCAGGAGAAAGCCCGTGCGCAGCGCCAGCGTCTGCTCACTGCTGCGAACGCGGTCACTGCCGACTGGCGCACAGAGCTGCAGCTTGATGTCATTACCGATGAAGACAAAGTCAGCCTGATTAAATGGATGGCCTATATCAAGGCGCTTAAAACACTGGATTTTTCACTGGTGAATGATGAGGCCGGATATAACGCTATAGTCTGGCCGGATAAGCCTTAAAAAAACAAAAAGGCCACCGTCACGCCCTGTATACGGTGACACTGTTGAGACAAAGCATTACAGGAAGGAAGTTAACGTCTCAAAGCTGGAGTCATACAGAAAAAATGCGCCCTACACGAGCGCAACCAAAACATGGTCAAAGTGTGGTCAAGATATGATACATCCAGATAATAACAGTGGCGGGTCGTTAATCACCACGACGCAAATTATCCACCCCTGAACTTAAACCTGAGCGAAACGAATAGTTAAGCCCGTTTACAGTGACTGATCTAAATCAAATTCAGTTCATTAAATTAATACCGGCGTCAGCCCATTGAGGTTTTGATCATGAAGTTACCTGCATGGCTGAAAGTTTTATTAACCCGCAGTTCCCGGAAGGAGAGAAATATGAGCACGATTAATATCACCGGCAATATCGAAAAAGCCGCTATCACTCAGTTGCGCAGTAAAGCCATTGTCGACGGTATTCTGGCCGTGATTTACACCGGCCCTACTAAAGAGGATGCCACCGCTGCCGCAACGGACTTCGTTAACCACCTGACCCTGCACAATGAAGCCTCGGTCCGCACCGCCTGCGGCGACAACTTTGACAAGATTCAGTCCGCCTTTGCCGGACAGGCGCAGAGTATCGCTGAAAAGCTGGCTGACGCGGTCATTGATGCGGATAAGGCCGAAGTCGAAGGTCAGGTGCAGACCTATGTCGATAATCTGCAGTACAAACACAGCGTCGATAACGGTCAGGATAAAGTCAGCGCAGCACAGGTAGCTGAAGCGGTATAATCAGTCTGATTATCTGTAATAACAATGCGCCAGTGACGCTGGCGCATTTAATCATCGCGATGCTCACTTCCATAAATCTCTCCTGTAACGACACCGTTCCAAAATCCGATCTTTATCAAGGTGTTATGTTTGTGATTAAATGACCACTTCTTAACCTTATTGAAGAAACGACGTGGCTCAGCAAGATCATCCTGGAAAAATTATCTGGCATGTTGCATGCGACGAATCAGGAATCGATGGTCAGCGATTCTATGGTTTTGGTTCTCTTTGGATGAAATATCAGAGGCGAGGAGACTTCTCAAGAATAGTCAGAGAACTTCGCGACAGGCATCAGTTCTATGAAGAAATTAAGTGGCAAAAGGCGCACTCTAAAAGATATGCAGATTTCTACGCTGATTTAATTGAAATGTTTTTCAGACATCCCTGGCTTGCTTTCCACTGCATAGTCATCGAAAAATCAAAAGTCAACAAATCGTTTCATAATGGCGACATTGATTTAGCAAGAAGAAAACATTTCACCAAACTTATAACGACCAAGATTAGTAACGTAATCTCCGCACATTCTCTGAGAGAGAGCGTCTTTCGGGTGGAAGTTGACCCGATTGCATCTCGTTATAAGAAAGCTGATGAAGAATTTCATGTAATTGCCAACAATATTCTCAAAGGAAAGTTTGGCAGGGCTGATATCATCACCAGCGTTGTCACGAAGGATTCCAGGAATTCTGAGAATATACAGATATCAGATTTCCTGCTTGGCGCAGTAATGTGTGCCTATCAGGGAAAAGCCACTTCAGAGGCAAAGCTAAAAATCACAGAATCAGTTGCATCATATCTCGGATGGGATGATCTGCAACATGATACCTGACACAACGAAAGAAAATTCAACATCTGGTACTTTTATGACCGCTCAAAAGGCCCAAGGGACATTGAAACAAAGCCAGTCAAACTGAAGTATCCACTTCCAATAAAGTCATGCTGAGGAGTCGACCTCACAGCCGACACGGTTGGAGTTCCAGACCAAGAATCGAGTCGAAGTTACCAACTTGGCGGTTTACTTTTGGGAGCCGCCTCTTCATTCCCAAATTTCAGCTCTGATAGTAAATCAGAGATATCATGGGGTCAATCCAGGCTTGAAAGAGTAAGCATGATTTTTACACTTCGGAAAAAACGGCCTATCCATTCCTGCGCTTTCACACATCCCGATACTGCCTCACCCCTGTATCTGCTACTCCTTTTTCCTGTCTCTACTATTAATTTTGTCGATCAATAAAAAGTAATTGATCGTTTTGACAGGTCAACAAGAGGTAGTAATGAAAACAACCATTATTCCGTGGGTGGGTGGAAAACGTAAGCTGGCTAAACATCTTCTCCCGCTTTTTCCGGCTCACACATGTTATGTCGAGCCGTTCTGCGGTGGCGCAGCTTTATTCTTTATGAAGGAACAGTCAAAAGCGGAAGTACTGAACGATATTAACGGCGACATCGTTAATCTTTATCGCGTCATTCAGAACCACCTGGAAGAGTTTATAAAACAGTTTAAATGGGCTTTAACGAGCCGTGAGATGTTTTAATGGTTAAAGGATACTCCACCTGAGACATTAACCGATATCCAGCGCGCTGCGCGTTTCTACTATCTCCAGAAACTCTCGTTCGGTTCAAAGGTCGAGGGCCGTACATTTGGGACAAGCGCGACCAGTCCATCACGGCTGAATATCCTGCGTATGGAAGAAACCCTGTCTGAAGCATGGATGCGGCTGCACCGGGTAGCCATAGAGCACCTGGACTGGCAGGAATGTATGCGGCGGTATGATCGCACCGGCACGCTGTTTTATCTCGATCCTCCATACTGGAAAACACAGGGCTATGGCGTACCTTTCGGCATGGAACAGTACGAGCAGATGGCTGTGCTGGCCAGAACGACTAAAGGTTATGTGGTGATATCGGTCAATGACCACCCGGACATGCGCCGGGTGTTTAGCGGGATGGAAATGATGAGTGTTGAAACGACTTACTCAGTAAGTAGTAACAATGACCATAAAGCCGCTGAGCTTATTATCACCAATTTTAAGCCGTTACCTGATAAGACGATGCCTTAA